CGAACAATGAGAAAACCCTCACTAGCAATTCCGGACTCGGGTACACCTCTTGAAAGAGATAACGTCCAAAAAATGATGCCAAAAGAACATTATCCTTCTCAGTCAACTTATCTGTAATCATCCTTAGGACATCAATTCTGTAAACAGTGTCTAATCTCTCCCATCTAGCAACAAACAGCTCCCCTATCAGAAATAGTGTTATTGACCCAATCTCTACCATTGGCACTCTCAGTGTCTGATGCATTTCTAATCCAAATTCCTGATATGATCTTTCTGAAGTCATGGCATTAGACACCATGAGTGCTTTCTGAAGGAGAATCTTGGTCTTGTAGGTCTTTGTCTGGACATTGCTTGATGTTTTGATCAAACGAAGGAGTCTATCAAAAGGATCACCAGGTTTGGTTAAGAAGCCGAGGCCTTTATACTCAGTCTTAAGGAGTCTGTAAGCTCTGTCCATGTGAGGTACATCTTGTGGGTCATTAAGGTTAGATTCAAGACAAATCTTGGCACACAACCTTCCTGCCTCTCCAGACTTCAGCTTACCGAACTTCCTCAGTATTTTTTGATAGCTCTTTATTTCTCGGTCTCTTCCTCTTTTTTCAGAGAGCTCTTGGACATCTAGATAAGTCAATGCGCATCTTAAATGAAAATCTCCCAGTCCTCTAGCATGGCGTCTCTCTTCTTCATCATAAAGGTCGTAGATAAGCCCTGCCATAATTCAGAAATTTAAGATTAATAAAAGACTGAAGGTCTCGGTTTTCTTTATATACAAAAGGAGACCCCACTTGCCGAGATGACCATGTTGGTTTTCCTCGATAGATTCCCTACTGAGTGGATTTGAGATATTATGATACTAAGAAGATGATGCGTACAAGTATTTATGGCAACCCCTAACTATAATAACCTTAGAAGACATATGCTTATTTATGATGGTAAACATGAACATCTCCTCTCTCTACAGCTTGGATAACCTTCCTTAATAAGAAGTATTTTATTCTCCATAGCCCCCAAGATAGCAACACTATCGCATGAGATAAAATTAAAATTATGGCAATTTCACCTTGAGAGATGTTTGTATGGTAATTATCCATGCTGATCTCTTGGTTTTCTTTAAATATTAGGCTCTGGAGTATCAAGATGGGTTGAAGGATATTGCATATTAGATACTTGATCTTATTCATTTCTGGAGTTATTATTGAATTATAAGTTCTTCTGATCCGGGGTTCGGCCTTATAGCAGAGTAGATTACCTTAACAGGACTGCCATGTCGCCTGCGCTCTATCTTTATTGTTATGGAAACAATAGCAAAGAGTATTATAGCACAAATCAGACCTAGGGCAATTACTTTGATTCGGTGAGTGAGTTCACCAAACCATCCCCAAATCTCTCCTATTTTCATTGCTACTGATGTGATAAAATGACCAGAATAAGATGATGAATTAGATCCCTTCTCCAAAAACCCTATTCCCCCTAACGTCTTTTCATTATATCCGAGAGTGATTTCTTGAATTTCGTCAGATCGGAGAAGCACAAATTCTTTATGGTTGGAATGATATTTTGAGAGTAGTGAGAAAACCTCTTCTTTTCCATATTGTCTTGCTTCTCCAGGGGTGCACACTAACTGATCATGTTGGAAAGGAGTGAGAAGAGACAAAACCCTACGAGCTCCATTACATGTAGTTACGACAATCGTTCCGTTCCCACATATCATGGTGCTTCTGTCAATAGTGCAATTGGAGATAATGTCGCACGATTTCCATCTGTCCCCATTTTTGATCATATATTTCCCTCCGACTCTAATCGCACTTATTCCGATTGCCAAACAGTCCTGCTGACACTTGTGCTGATCTCGTATCAGAAATGAGTATCTAGTGGCTTCTATAGCAGTCTTCAGCCCTATTTCGACTGTCTGCAATATAGCAGGATAATACTCATTTGGAGGATTGTTTCCAACAGAGAAAACGATTCCTGAGGAGTCCATCATTATCATCTGTTTGCATGTTGATTTAAGTGAGACAGAATTAGTTAAGACAATGCCGGCTCTCGGATATACTACTTGGTCAGTGCTCTCAAAGCAACTGATAGTAGTTAGAGGCTCATCCCATAGACAGGTTTCAGATATAACTGGATTGTTCCATAGGTATCTCGAGTTAGAGTCAATCACACTCATTGAGTAGGCATCAACCCTTTTTCCATTTATGATCAAACTCCCAGAGTGCTCTTTAGAAGATTTAAACCCGGTAGTGTTGAAGGATGTGATTGCTAAGTAAGACACTTCCTTTGTAACAGTTTGGGCGTATCTGTACTCTGGAACCAGCTGAGGTCCATAAGAAAAACATGCAGAACTTGTGCACTCTTTCTTGATAATCTCCCTACATTCAGAATCACCCCCTGGGCTAATGAGTGTCATCTTTGTACCCTCTACTCTAGAGAAGGTCCACGTCTCAGTGAACTCTTGTATAATCTTTATGCGTTGACAGCTAAAGACCGAGAAGTTACTCTCAAATACTTGCTTGTAGATGTTCACGGAGATCTGTTTTCCTTGTGTCATGTTGGTGCACTCCTGGAGGCACTGGACTACTGAAGGTCCCTCTGCCACATCCCTACAACTATAAGTGGAAAAGCCGTAAACAAGATGTGAGTCTATTGACAACATGGTCAATAGGAGAAGATAGAAAGAGATACCCATTAGTATTGAGGTTATTAACATAAAGGTCTCAGTTTTATTTAAATATTGATAAAGTGGTGTTATGCAGGTCCATCCCACTAAGGGATTACTTTCGGGGCAGCTTTTTCTTCCTTATACATGGTATGAATTATAAAACCCGGATTCTCTCTACATGCAATCTGAGCAATCTCTTCTGTCACCTCTTTTATCTGGCATTTATGGATCTTCACAGATGTTTTAGCAATTGGAATTCCAGCATTAGTACGGATTGCATTTCCTTCAGCTGCAAACTCAACTTGCTTAAACTCTTCTCCAATGTATTTTATTATCATGAAAGCCATAGGTTGGAACCAGTATACTGTGGCATTTTGAAAATGAACACTAAGAGTTCTCTTTTTCAACATTGTCATACAACCTTTGTCGTGAGCAGTATCGATAATCCAGAATA